GGAGGAGAAGGTCCTTCTTGAGGGCCGGAGGGAGTCTTTGGGCTCGGTTTACCCTCGGTTTGGACCGCAAACGCAGGGTAAACATGGGGTGAAGCGTAGTCAAGGCTGGTCAGATCGTCGGTGTTCGTCCCCCTATATTATAGAAAGCAAGAAGTGTGCCAAGATGCTAGCCATCCCACAATTGGCATGATCGGATGGCGTCTGGGAATCAGAACGGCGAGTCCGTCCGGATGGTGACATGGTATCGGCCTTGTGACAAGTGCATGAGCAGGCCGGGACGCGGGGCCGACCGACCGGGTACCCGGGTGCATGGTGTAACGATACCCTCACGCAAATGAACTCCCTTAAAAGCATGTCAAGTTCTGTACATTCACATGGACAAAACGGTTACTGACTAACAGAAATGGAGCAGTTCAGGACATGTCAAGGATGTTTATGGAACAAAGTGACATTAGAGTCACTTTTGATCGCTGCTTGTGGCCTAGCTTATAACATGTGGTATTGGGGATTGTCAATCTGTGGTTTTTCGTGATATTCCTGCTAAGTGGTTGCTATTCTTGAAGTTATCGGCTCTAAACTATATTTCACTTCAGATATTATGTTAACTACGATGGTTGATATTTGGTAGGCAGCGCTGGAGAAGGGGTTGGTTTCCGAAATAGATAACCCCGCCCGAGGCTTTGCGTCATGTCAGGAATGCGTCATGCAGACATTATTTTCACCGTGGTCGGAGACTGCCATGCTAATAGTCCTGTCGGGAGTTCAAACCCTCAAACCGGGAGTTCAAACCCTCAAACCGGGAGTTGAAGAAGCCAAACCGGGAGTTGGTGTGAAAAAGCACCGGGCAACCGTCTCTCCTAAATACACTCAGAGCCGAAGTCGGGCGAATAAAATATGAGGTTTGGCACGATTATTGATGATTTAGCTTGACAAGATGGTATCGAGGTGCATAAACTGCGTTCGACGTGTAATTACAATGTAATTACGCGTGAGATAGGAGTGCAGGATCAGATGATAGCAAGTGCGTTCAAGGACATCTTGCCCACATTCGACGGGACGACCCAGGATGAAGTCCGGGGCCTCATCACTTTTCGCAATGGAAGTACTTGGCACTTCATGCGTAGTCAAGATCGGAGCCCTTGGGAGTCGTTTGCCCCTGGGTGGTCCGCTATGCCTGATTCCTACGGAGGCATTGGTGACCCGGAAGTCCTTTGAGAAGCTCGTATCGAGTTTAGGTGAAGTTCTGCCGGGCAAGGATGTCGCGCGGAAAGAACCGGCGCCCGATATCTTCCACGGGGGGGTCTTCCCGGGTGGGATTGACGCGCTGATACGAAAACACCCTGAAACGGCGGAATTGCTGGCCGGACTGTATCAGGACGCCGAGCATTTAGGGATTGTACCGGAAGAGCAAGACTGGTGGATCGCCCAAAAGCTGTCAATGGTGGTCAAAACCGACCCGTTGCTCCGGTTTAAGGCCTATCCATACCAGGAAGCGTTTCTGCGGTCGAATTATCAGATTGCCATGCTCAATACGGCGAACCAACTTGGTAAAACTTACGCCCTGATCTACGATGGGCTGACCCGGTGCCTGGATAGGCACCCTTACGTCAAGTATGGGCGGCCTATTGTGGCGGTATTGGGGGTAACGACGACTGATTTGGCTGAAATTAACCATATTCCCAAGATTCTCGAACTATTGCCGATGCACGAGGTCCGAAGCTGGGCGAAGACCACGAAGTCAATGGTCCAAACGCCCCTGTATTTCCACAATGGCAGCGTTTTTCACATCAGAACCTTTGCCCAGGGCCGGTCCGCCTGGCAGGCGTTCACCGCAGACTGGCTCGGAATGGACGAAGAGGCTCAGCAAGAGATTATGAACGAAGCGTACATGCGGATCATGCGGAACGATGGGATTATGCGTCTTGGCGTAACCCCCCTGGAGCTCTTGCACGGTGGAGATGAGCGGATCTGGTACATGGATTGGATTCACGAAGCGACCGCCGACGGGCGGATGGAGACTATTACCGCGACCATGTACGACGGGGTTGCCTGCGGTCAAATACCGGAGATCAGTCTCAAGAATGCCGTTAAGCAATACTCGGTCAACGGGGAACTCACCGACGAGGGCCGGGTCCGAATCCTCGGCGAGATGATATTGAGCACCGGGCGACCGGTGTTCTCCTCGGAATCAATGAGGCGCTTGGGCGAGTTCATCAGGTCACAGGCAATACTCCCCGAAATAGGGGAATTAGCACTCAGAGCAGCATAACAAGGAGAATCGACTAATGACTGACGAGAAACAAGATTGGGGTTTTTACCTCGTAACCTGCGAATGCACTACGGTGGCAGGCAAGTCCGTGCAGCGACAGGTAATCGTGCCTGGCATTATGCCCGCAGACGCGGCCAGAAGGGCCGAACGGGCACTCGTGAACCCGATGAGCCTGACCAGAATGCAGGCGGTCGTCCCGTTCAACGTCACTCGTTATGGATCCCCGGGGACGGTGTGCTACTTCGATGACACGCCGCAAGACGTGCTGGCCTTCCTGTTTCCGGACACGGTGGACCCGGTGATCTATGAGGACATCGACCCCGCAAAGAGCAAGACTTCGAAGCGAAAGTGGGACAGGTAACCGACGATGGCGGCCTTTAAGCAATCGCTCACCCGGATAGCCCAACGCCTGGGTTTTCACCGCGATCCGTTCCTCGGGTTGGACCAATCGAACCCGTATGGTCTGGAGTTTCGGGTCAATGAGTTCGGTTGGCTGAGGATCTTCAAGCCCCCGGTCACGGACTTAGAGCGCCAGGATCGGAGTGCAGCATACGTAATAGGGGCCGATGTTGCCGAGGGTCTGGAAAAGGGCGACCTAAACTATGCCGTGGTTTTACGGCGTCCGTATATTGGCGGACATTTCGAGCAGGTCGCCGAAGCTTTCGGCGACATCAAGGCCCATGAGTTTGCAACACTATTGTTTACGCTGGGCATCTGGTACAACGGTGCGTGGATCGGGGTGGAGAATAACAAGGACTCTGGGGTGAACGAGCGGCTGAGCAAGGACTATCGGTATCGTAATCTGCACCACCAGCGCCAGGTGATGAGCGACCGCGAGCACGAGACCGACCGGCCCGGTTGGAACACCAACATGTCGACGCGAGGAACGCTGATCAGCGACCTGATGGAAGTTATAGACCACGATCTGATCACGATACATAGCAAGCAACTGTATCAACAGTTGTTGAGTTTTCGATACAACAAGCACGGAAAGCCGGAAGGACCGGCCAATAAACACGATGACGGCGTATTTGCATTGGCGATCGCTATCCAGATGCACAATCGGTGTCCGATCCCCATTGCCCAACCTTCGGAATACGAGTCTCTCATGGAGAGTATCGAACGGCGGAGCCCGCATAAACAGTGGATGGACGATATTACACAACGAGGTAAGATCGATGACAACGAAGATGCAAGCTATTCTAACGATATGTTTGGTGGCGTTATTTGCAAGCACCTTTAGCCCGACGGCCTACGCCGGGGCAGGCGACACGTGCGCCGAAGCAATTCAGATTGATGCATGGACCTGGATCGATGACGTAAATCCGTCCGCGGCACTGGTTACCTGGTGTACGTTTACCAGAGTGATACAGGGAGGAACTATCTACATGGACGGAGGGGTATTCGATACTCCTATATGCACCGATATAGCGGGGGCCACGGAATGTACTCCGACCGGGTCAAACGCATTCACGTATGAGGAGTTCACGTATGGATGGTGGATGTGGAGACTGGCTATTCCTGCCGGCGAAACAGGCACCTACTATATTGGAATATCCGACACCGGCACGAACGATATCGGCGGGGCATCGTTTAGGCATATTGCGCGGCAGCAATGGACCCAGACTCCAACTGTTACGCATACCCCGACTATGACGGCAACGTTCACAAGTACAGCAACCCCCACCGCGACGTTTACGCATACGCCGACCGCTACGCCGACCATAACCGATACGCCGACGGATACACCGACGCCGACCGATACTCCGACCGATACTCCGACGGTAACTGACACGCCGACCAATACGCCGACCAACACGCCGACTGTGACGGACACTCCGACCGACACACCTACTGATACGCCCACGAATACCGATACGCCCACGAACACTCCGGTAAACACGGCAACAAATACAGATACGCCGACTGCGACCGGTACTCCCATCCCGGAGATATACTGCGATCGGTTGATTGGCGACTACGCCGATGGGAACATAGACGCTACTACTGCTACCACGGTATACGTGTTCGACAGTATTCCGGCATCATACGGGGACGTGTACGTGACTCGCATGGTAGGGATTATCGAGAGCGCCACGTATAGCGTAACGTCTTCCTGGTACGGAAGCGTGGCGGCTGCTACGGATGTATATGCTGAAGTGAAAGTGTATCGCCCTGATAGATATCCTGATCCGGTACACCCCGCTGAGTACGCGGCCAATACGGGCAGACTGATGTATCGGTTCAACTCAAATGCCGATATTGCGGGTCAGGCGTCTATCATCAACAGCGCTTCCGCTATGCTTCGGGCCGACTTCTGGTTTGCGAACATCTATGGCAATCCAACGCCCCTTGTATTAGACCGCTCGAATGGTGACTGTATTATGGTCACGTTCAGTGGCGATCTGAGCGGAATTACGAGAAACCGATTCTACTTCTATGGGTACATGAGACCATAATGATAAGACTCCAAGACATTCCGGCCCCGTCCGAACAGTTTACCGAGCAGCAGTTGCGCGGTATGCCGTCGTATCGCGAGGCGAATGAAGTAATCTGCGGTCATGTCTTTGACGATAGGTATAAGGCGTGCCGTACATGGGATGCACGTAGGGATTTTGACGGTAAGGTAGAGCAAGAGTCGGCGATGGCCCGCGGTTATCAGCACAACGTTATGTGGGACGAACACACCCATGCACTGATCCCTCGGAAGAAACGGGATGATGACCGGGACTATATACCGCCGATCAACCTCTGCCATGACTACGTGCGAACTGAACTGGGCACCTATGCCAGCGGTCCCCCCAAGTGGACCGTGGTCCCCACCAGTGGTGATGACAACGTGCGGGTCTATGCCAGGACCTGTACCCAGTACCTGAACTCGGTATGGGATACCCAGGAAATGGCCCGTAAGGTCGGCGTGGACCTTCTCCGTTATCGGATAGTCCAGCGCGTTGGGTTTATTAAAACCTCGCTGGATCGTATCGGAATAGCGGTCCAAGCGCTTGGACCCGCCAGCTTGTACTGGGACTGGGGAGCCAAACGGTTCAGGGATGCACTATGGTGCGTCGAGGTTAGCAGCCGGACGCCGGATGATATTTACAACACATACGGTATTCGAGTGAAGGGAACATCCGAGTCTCTGGACGATGATTCCTCCCGGTCTCCGGGGGGCGGTTGGTTCCGCAAGGGGTTTGGGAAGGTGGTAGATTTTGTAAAGAATCCGAACTCGGGCGGTGGAGCCGGGTTATCGTCCGATGCAATGGTGTGGGTGTTGCATTTGGAATACTGGGAAAAGCCGAGTCCGGTTTGCCCGCAGGGTAAGTACATCGTCGTCGTCGGCGACCGAGCGCAGAAGGCGGTTATTCTGTATCGGCCTTTCCCGTTTCGGCACGGAGAACTTCCTTACGTGGACTTTCCCGACTGGGAAGAACCGGACGATCCACTCCCTTCGTCCACCATGTTCCACCTGATTCCAATTCAGCAGCTCTACAATCGGCAGAACGAGAATGCAATGCGCCACGCGGAGCGCTTGTTCGATCCGAGACTGTTGGTCGATCGGCGCTCTAACATAAATCCGGCGGACCTTAAACCCGGTTCTAAGGTAGTTAATTTTGATTCGACCGGAGGGGCACAGGCCCCCAGGGACGTGACCGTTCAACCGTTGGCGGGACCAGCCATAGCCCATTTGGAGATGATTCGGCAACAGTTCACCGACGTGAGCGGCCAACCGCCTGCGGTGCATGGACAGGCTACCGCGAACGTCAGAACCTATGCCCAACAGGCGGGGTTGACGGAGGCGGCCAACCGCAAGCGGACGCAGAGTCACCTGATCTACGAGGTCGGGATGCAAAGGGTGGGCCGCCAGATCCTGATGATGCTGAAGCAGTTCGGGAAACCCGAGGAGCTCTTACCGCTGACCGGCGAGAACGGTTCTTATGAGTACGTAAAGTTCATAGAATCAACCATCCCGGATGACCCGAGGGTGAAGATCCAGATAGGGTCGAGTCTCAACCAGTCGGTCGCCGAAGCGCGAACCATGATAATGGAATTACTCAAGAGCCAGTTTGTGCCCCCTGACCCGCAGATCATGTCCAGGGTGCTCGAAGACCTTGGGTTTGACTGGCTGGAAAGTCTGGTCAACTCCGAACTGGCGCGCCAGGACGCCGATATGGCCCGCGAGATGGACGAACTGAAGCAGGGTTCGTTCAGACCGGCCAGGGTCGAACAGGATCATGGCAAGTGGGTTGAGCATCTTACGAAGTATATGGCGACGACGGCGTTCAACGATAGGGCTATGAAGGATCCGATGTGGGCCAAGGGCTTCTATATGAGGAAGATGCAACATCTGGCGTTCTTGCAGAACATAATGGACGCCGAACGAGAACGAATGTTATCAGAGCAACGAGCTCTGGGGCAGATAAACAGCGATTCTAAACAAGGAGAACCGAAACGATGAAGAAAGTACTCGTACTAACCCTGGCACTGGTACTCGCATTCCTGTGGATGCCCGTGAGCATGGCCCAAGAAGTCAACGAGATCACCGTCCTGGTCTCAGGCAATTCCGTGTCCAGCGATACGGTCTACTACGTGTTGGACAAGTCCGCCGAGAAGGCAGAGGGATTTGTGCTTGAATCGGTGGACATGACCGTGGCGGCCAGCGGCGAAGTGGCCGTCAGCATCGGACCCATTACCGAGAACGACGCTACCGACGGTTCCGCAACGTTCGCCTACTCGACGCAGGTTCACGTGAGCGCCTGGACGAACGTTAAATTCAATCTGGCACAGATCTTCAATCTGTACGTCAATAGCGATGAGGAAGTGTCGTTCAAGAGCAATCTGACACTAGACGATGATGCCGGACTCGACACCGATGATCTCATAACGTTTACGGGTGCGGCCGCCACGGCATATCCGGCCGCCGGGGACATTGTTCTGTACGTAGACATAACGTCCGGCGAAGCGGACTTTACTGCCCGACTGAAGTTCAGGAAACTCGCGTACTAAAATAAAATCAGAAAGGACTTGTGACATTATGGAACAGAAGGGTACTGCTACAATACCAGAGACCGCGCCAGAAGGGGCAACCGAAACTCCGGTCCCCGAATCTGAGGCCAACGTTCCTTTGGTAGAGGCTGCGCCACCCGACATACCGGATCTGCCGGAGGACGCTACACCCGATCAGATGCGTGAGTGGGCAGAGAACGTTAGGAAGTTCCGAGCATCCGCCACGCAGGACAAAATGACGGTCAGTGAGGAACGTCGCCAACTCCAGAAGACGTTAGCCGAGGCTCAGGCTGAGGTCCGTGAGGTACTGACGAACCCCACAAAATATAAAGAGATTCGGCAACGCCTTGGCTTAGACCAGGGCGGACGAGAAGACACGAGCAACACGCAGGATCCGGACCCTGAACCGACGTTCGCCGATCCTGACGTCAGCACACTCTACAAGAGGATCGATAAGGGCATGAGACAGATCGAGGAATCTCATAAGTCCACTGCGCAGTTAATCGAATCACTTCAACGAACGGCGGTCGCCCGAGGCAGGGACGAAGAAACACAGCGGGTATTTGCACAAACAGAGTTCTCCGCATTCACAAAGGAGCAGCAGGCCCTTATTAGGCGGCAGGCCGATCAGAGCGGTCGACCGGTCGCCGATATTGCGCAGTTCGCTGCGGCCTTCGGTACGCCTTCGAGGACACAGTCACGTAGTCCGGCGGCGCCACCGATGCCCTTTGTGTCTCCGGGATCGGGATTGCCGCCGCCTCCGCTAGAACGAGAAGAACCGCACGCCCTGAGTTCGAGGGAACAGAAGGAAATGATACTGGCCGAACTTCGGAAAAAGGCCAAACACTAACCATACGAGGTAATAGACAATGAGTGTTGACACAGATTTCGCAACAACCCTGAGTGATTTAGGGGACGTGTTGCGCGTTGTATATGGTCCTGGCTACGTAGATCAAATATACCGGGACCATCCGCTTTGGAGCATCCTTCCCAAGGGAAGCAATATCACGCAGGATAGTCGGGAGGCTATCAGGGTAGGGATGCACGCTCGCGCCAGATCACAGGCGACGACTAACCTCGTTCTGCCGGAAGCCCACACTGATACGTTTCAGGACATCAAGTGGGTTCCTTCGGTGTATTTCAGTGCGTTCGACGTAACCTACATGACGTATCTCTTCGGACGAAGGGACATGGGACAGATCGTCGATCAACTTCAACAGGACACGTCCAGCGCACGAGAATCGCTGGTCGACAAACTGGGGATTCATATCCATGGCGATGGCCTGGGCGTTTATGCCGCCATTACAGAGGTAACGAACGCCGGGTCCAAGAACGTAGCTCCTGGCATCACGATAGTCGTTGATGACACAAAGCATCTCCGGGTGGGCCAACATATCGATTTCATCGCGGTGGGATCAACTACCCCCGATGGGGCCACCGAGACGAAATGCACGATCCTGACGATAACTCCTACCACGAATACGATAACCGTCCTGATGGCCGATGCAGATACTACGGCTCTGACGGCCACGGACAGGATCGTCGATACCGGCTCCTACAATACGGCGATCCCCGGATTGGGATCGTTACTAAGCGCTACGGGAACGTTTATGAACGTCTCCCCTTCCAGTCAGCCGTTGTGGGCGCCCGCCTGGTCTTGCGACGTGACGGCCACTTACAGTGGGCAGATTTCCGAGCGATTAATTATCGAGATGCTTGGCCGGATCGCCGATAACCGCGGACGAGCCACAGTAGGCATTACGACACGGGAAGTCGCAATGTACCTGATGGACATCTTCGAGAAGCATCGTCGGGTAACCACTCCCGATGCGGCTAAGATCGGGGCGTTCTATGGTCAGCCTATTATATTCGACAACCGAACCATCCCAGTGCTGGTCGATCCTAGTGCTCCCGATGGAACACTGAGATTCCTGACCCTGGAGGATCTCTCGGTAGAACAGGCGACGAACGGAGTAGAACTTCTTGATATCGACGGTCAGATCATCCGACAGGTCGAAGGCAAGGTAGCCTGGTACGGCGAATGGGCGTATGCCGGGACACTCAGGTGTCAGCACCGAAACTGGCACGGCCAATTTACGGGCATCACCGGCGTTACGCCGCTGAAGTCGGCGTAACCGGTCAGTCAGGGGGGACTTTCGTTTCCAGGACGGGAGTCCCCCCTGTGACGAAAGACATAAGACACATGTACACACAGACTGATATCACGTACGCCGAGGCGAAGGCGATGCTCCAATCGCTCCTGAGCGATCGGACCACGGACTATTTCTCCGATACCGACCTTGAACAGTGGATCATGTCGGCGGTCCATCGGCTGTCAATGGACTTGCCGCAATGTTTCCTGTCCCCGCTTCTTAACACTGCCGACGTAAGTACCATTGCTACTGTTCATACTTATGTATTGACCGACCTCAGTCCGGCCCCTTGCCGACTGTGTTCGATAATCCATGTCAACGGTGGAGACTATACTCCTTGCAAGAGAACTTCGCAGGGGCAGTGGGAACGGTTTCACATGGATAGCGGATGGGATTCGCAGTCCAAGACTCCTATGTTCATCCCGGTAGGACAGACCGTGTACCTGGAATGCTACGCAACGTCGTCTACTGTTAAGTATCCGGCGGCTTCCTGGTTGTTCGTCTACGTTCAGGACCCAGGTTTCACGTGGAACGATTCTTCTATACTTCCGTTGCCGAGTTATGTGGTTCCGATGCTACTTGCCAGCGCCAAGGTTCTTGGCCTTCAGAAGGGCAATATGTACGAACAGGCCAAGGTTGTAGAGGCCGACTATCAGGCTCAGTTGGCTCAGACGTACAAGATGGCAGTACGGGAGGGATTCGGTGAATAAGATAGACCTTAGAACGCTTGCCATCCGAAGCGCCGGGTTGACCTCCCTGGACCCCCAGACGATAACCTATGGTCAACTCGACATATGGATGTCGGACGAAATCAATAGGTTAAAAGTGGAACTCCTACTGGCTGGCAATGACCAGGTCGCTACCATAAAGACCTATGATCTTACGGCCGGCGAAGCAGAGTATAACTTAACGCTGTACAATTTTCTGGCCCTGCGGGACTTATTCATAAAGTGGTCCGCGGCGGGTAACTACGTCCGGGCGATTAGGTTGGATTACCCGGAATTCGTCCACCGGACCTCGGACGCGAGTCCCTTGTTCTCGCCGTCTACCTACGAACCGGCATGGGCTATCCCCGGCAACAGTATGGCGCTAGTAGATTATGCCACAGATTACTGTGCGGTTGTTCCATCGGTTATCATAAATCCGGTACCCGGCTCGGCGGTCGTCGACGGATTGAGGATAACCGGAGTGAAACCGGTTACGCTGGTCGGGCAATCCAATGAGACTATCATTATGGTGCCTGCTCCGTTTATCGACAGGTTGGTAGACAGGATAGCCAACCGTATCCTCCAGGCTATCGGGAAGGGGAAGCCGAATGAATCTGCTTGAGATGATCGACATGGTGCGTTTGCGGACGGGCGGGGATGCAACCGTGTTGCCGCGCCCTCTTATCTTGGAATTACTCAACGAAGGACTGAAGACGATGGCAGCCATTTCCGTGGTCGTGCGCGGGATATTCGACTATACGTTCTCGTCTACCCAGTACCCGGGATCGGCAATACCTCTCCCCCCGGGGGTGATGAGGATCACCGATATTACCTTTGGGGGCAAGCGACTGGAGCGAAAGACGAGAGACGAATTTCTGCAATCCTACAAAGATGATCTTTCGGACATTGACGAGATCACCGATCTTGGCGAACCGACAGGATACGTAGAATGGGCCAACCGGATAGAACTGGTTCCGCGTTGTGATTCCGAGCAAGAGGGTAAAGAAGTCCGTCTATATGTCGTAAAGCAACCAGCTTTACTTGAGTCGAATACCGATACGATAGACGCTCGTATTCCCATAGAATATAGGGATGCCCCGGTCGAATTTGCGGTCTGGAAGTGTACCCTGATTCCGAAGTTGTACCATGCGGGTATCTCGGATCGAGCACAGGCGGAGTTCGGAAGGTTGGCTCGCGCATGTAAGGTGTATGCGGATACCGAACTTACTCCCTCGGTGGATTGGAGTGATATCCATGTCTAGAATGGCGGAGCATGGTTCTCCCCTAATACTTGAGATTGGATCTGCTCCATTCTCGGCGGGCATCTTTGAAGGCCAGGCGATAGTCACGTTGGTATCATCCGATCCTGACCAGCCGAGGATAGGCCAGGGCGATACTCTTCCTCAGCAGACAGGGTGGACCGAAACAGTATGAAGGGCAAAGCCACACAGGTTGTCGAGTTGCGACGGTTCGTAGGTGGGATCAATACTACCGACCATCCTGAAGAATTGGACCTGACAGAGTGCCAGGATGGCACACTGAACGTCGTGTTCGACGATATTGGTAAGGTAGTTAAGCGGTACGGAACGTCAAACCTCGATAGCATGGATCTTATTTCGGAAACAGGGGAGCACAAGACGGCTGGTATGGTCGATGCGCCGATCACCGGACTGTTCCGAGCTAGTGGACTGCTTAACGCGGCTTCGCCTATTACCGGCCATACGCTGATTGCTTGTGATTATGACGACGAGGGCGATCCGGCGATAACAGAAGTTAGCGGGATATTTGTAGCGAAAGCGGGTGCCGACGTCTCCGACTTCAGATACCATAGTGACCCTGAGTACGGAGGGGGCGATCCGACATCTTTCAATTCGGGTTCAGCCTGGAACTTTTGCCAGTTTATGAACATGGTCATCGCGCTGAATGGTCAATCGACGGTCTATCCGCAAGTGTGGGATGGATCGGACTGGTTCGATCTTGGAATCTCGGGTGCAACACTGAAGTCGGATTTGGGTAGTACCGCGATTACGGCCACAGTAACGGAAGATGGTCGATTGGCCGCAGGTATCTATAAGTTCGTATTCGTCCATCGAGAGAACGCCACCGGGGTCAAGGCAGGGTATCGGTCGGGTCCGGTACCCGGAGTCTTGAGCGCCTATCCATTGGCGGTAGAAGATGGCGAGAGTGTCAAGATAGAGAATCTCCCGGTCCCTGACAACGCCAGTTATACTTATGAACTGTACGCCACTCAGGCCGATGGGGCAAGGTTTTTTAGGGTAGCCGAGATAGACACCGGAGCATCCACCACGCTCGTATGGAAGGGTGACGCCAGCGACGTTGGCGAAGGACTTGGCCCTGAGTTGGAGGGGATATTCGACGATATGCCGCCCATGGGATGTGAGTACGGGACGGTATTCGAGGGACGATTGTTCCTTGCGGATAAACGGACCGTCTATTGGTCGAATCCGGGGAACCCCCATAATTTCGACCCGTTCGACTATGAGATGTTTCCGGGCGGAAGCACGATTACCGGTCTACTGGGTACCCGTGAGCGACTGTTTGTGTTTACCGACAATGGCATTTGGAGAGTCCTTTCCGACTCTTCGGGAATCTACTGGTTCAGGCAGATAGTCTCGGGGGTGGGTTGTATCGCCCCGCGAAGTATTGCTGAGGTCGGAAACTATATCGTATTCATGGACCACGATGGGGTACGAGCGCTGAGTATCAGTGGTTCAGATATTTGGGACGGGGTCCAGATTCCAGAATCTCTGGTAAGCGTTCCGATCGGCAATGAAGTAGCCTCCTGGACGGATCTGTCGAAAGTGGCGGCGGCCAGTAGTGGATACGACTACTTCCTGTCGGTCAGAGAATCGGGCAAGTCGGCAAATAACGCGATATGGGTGGCGAACTTTTCCAGGCCGATGGAGATTAACGGTACTCCTAGGATTGCGCGTTGGAGCAAATGGATTTCCGATCCGGCGACGAATGAATACGGGATGGGGTTTTTGGTATTATGTCGGTTTTCGTTGGCTGCTGATGGTGGAGCCGTCTGTGGAGGTTCTTCTACGGCGGGCCGGGTTCTCAAGATCAACGATTCTACGAGAACCAATGCGGACATTATCCACAACGTGCCAAATACACCGGTAGAAGTGACAAAGACATCGCCGATTACCAGCACGATCGTTCTGAAGAGCATGGTACTGGGCAATCGGTTCTTCGACACACGTATCTACAAAGTATATCATCAACTCCGGGCGTTATCTGACGTGCGGCAATTACTTTCGCTCGATGATCACGTAGTGTGGGCGAACACAATGGAACTTACCGGGCAACTAGATAGTGCGCCGCTGCCGTGGTCGTTTTATGATTCTACTGACCCGGACGCATCGTTAAGTGTAACGTTCTACGATAGGGTGGAGTTGGATATAAACGCAACTTCGCTATCGGACAAGTGCGTAGGTCGCATTGCGCGGATGGCGATTACCGATGAAGCGAACGATAGTTGTCTTGAGTATTACGGGTTTGGGTTAATGCTCGAAGACACACAGAGGGAGCGAGGTTATGGCGGCTAATACAGACCTTAGTGCGTGGTTTCGGGACAATGGCGGGCAGATATTCTCAAGCGGTGAAGACAGCTGGAACAAGCTCCTGGAGGCTCTACAGACCGCCTGTGACGAGTGGCAGGGACTTGGCGCAATAGTGGCGGACATGATTGCAACTAACGCGGTTACGAGGGACAAGATCCTTAACGGGGAGGTCATTACAGCGAAACTGGCTGCGTTGGGGGTGACCGCGGCTACGATAGAGAACAATCTGGACCTGTCAGGATCCAAGAACGCCAAGGTCCAGTCGGCGATGGAACTATATGAGAGCGAAGAAAGTACCGCGTACAATGCCTCCGAGATCGGGTGCATCGCGTATGCCACCAAGTTGCTCGCATTTACGGTGGAAGACCACGAACCGACCGAGGAATACTGGGCCAAACTTCCCACTACGGTTGGCCGGGCGTATAGGGCGACGATCACTGCCGAAGACCTTGGGATTACGGACGGGGAAACGGATACGCTGCCCGACGATTACACCGTATACGTCGAAATGGACAGAACGACGCATAGTCCCGATGACAACCTGGCGCCGTTGGGTATTGCGATCGGCGGGAAAATCGCGAGCAATTTCAATATCTACATCATGGTCTGGAAGGGCGAAGGGTCAGGGGAAGACAAGGTATTCTACGATCCAGCCTTAGACGAGTTCAGTTCGAGTTGTACAATAACCGTATCGGTCTTCGCAAAGAGGTAAATCTCATGGGAACTGCAACAACGTTAAGAGAACGTCCGTACCAGATGGTGCTCCCGGACTTTATCTGGAAGGGGGCCGTTCCTCAAAGTATGCTCGATATGGTAAGGAGCATGGGCACGGCGGCCAACCAAGCTGGTGTACCGTCCACCGAGGTCGATCCAAGGTTGCGAGAATCGTTATTGGATCGCTGGGGACGGGATATCAGGGCGCAAGGCCAGCAGAATGAGCAAGGCGTGGCGAATCGTTTCGCTAGGATGGGCATGGGCGGGAGCGGCCAGCAGGAAAAGGCCATGCAACAGACCCAGTGGAATACCATGCAGGGCTTGGGCGAAGCCAACCAGAGCGCCTTTATACTCGGCCTGGAGAATGCTCAGCGGGAGTTAGAACTCAAGAACCAGCAGTATATGAACGCCTACAGCATGATGAAAGATGTCACGAGCGGGACCCCTCCAGGATACTGGAATCCCTACCAGGTGACCGGGCCGCAAAAGAGCGGAGGTTTACTGGGCGGCTTAGGATCACTATTACCGATGGCGACCTCCATGTTTCTTCCGGGGATCGGCCAGGGAATAGGCGCATTAGGTTCGATGTTAGGCGGTTCTACCGCGTTGGGCGGAGGCTTAAGAACCTTTGCAAGTTATCTAACCCCATTATCGGCAGGTATTTAAGGAGTAGTGCCATGAACCAGAGTTGGACCGAATTTCTAAGCGGCTTACTGCAAGGAACGCAGTCGCAACTTGCACGCAAGCAGACACGACAGCAGACTAACGAAGATTGGCTCTGGCAGTTGATGCAAGAGGATATGACCAAAACGGCGCAGACGAACCGCGCGTTAGTCGAGGAGAATAGACTCGGGGCCGCATCTCGCCGTGGCATCGCGGAGCATGAATACTTTGGGGGTTCATATGGCCCCAGTTCTATGCCTCCGTCTGGCGGGTATCCTGGAGCCGTGCCTTCCTCTCAACCTCCTGGTGTTACGCTAAACCTTCCGTGGGACCGATCGGCAGTCCAAGGTCCCGGGACGCCCGGTATGGGTGTTCCGGGCCGCACGATGGGTCGCGCTGAATATACTGATAGGCACCAAAGGCAGGCGTTGGCCGACCAAATGTACGACGATATGATAAAACAGGAAGAGCGAGATTATTACCTTGAAAACACTCGGCCATACGAGGAGCAGACACGTGCGCAAGCTCTTAAGCGGGGCGAAGCGGGTATCACCG